CCTACACTAAGTATGCTAGCTACTGAGTAAAAACTCAGACAAAGGGCCGGGCCCTCGATCTGAGAAAACATCTCATTAGCAGTACTATGTACTGGTAGGGGCCGGCCCAAAATTACTATGATAAAACATATGGTAACCGCTGCACCGCGACAGCGTTGATGGACTAGAAGAACTAGTAGGAAACCGTGACTAATTGCATGCACGAGCTATTGAAAGCGATCCCACCCTGAAAGTAGGGATCTTTAAACTTTTTAAGCAGAGCCATACGCTGGTTCATCTGCTTGTCTAGGCCTTTTCCTGTGACCTTTGCTTCGGCAAAGACATAATTTCCGGTTTTCTTGTCGTAGTAGATAAGATCTATGGCGACACGATTGATAAAAACTTCGCGTGCTACGCACTCGAAGTGGGGAAATCGTCGTTTGATAAAGTAATGTGCTAACACCTGTGAAGATGCTTCGCGAATTGAAGGGCACTCGAATGTTTTGAACTTTCCATACCACTCACCCACCTTTGCAGGAGGGAAGTCGGCATAAACTTCTGGAAAGTCTGTGACAAAGTTGTACACTTCGGAATTAGATAAATGTTTATATTGTTGTGCGATACCTTTTCTATCGTATAATACAGGGAATTCATTTTTCTGGGTTTTTGCTGGCTCTAACTTATCATATTCACATTCGTCCGAACTGGAATAGGACAAACTATCGTATGATGGTAGAGAAGCTTTTAAATTATTTAGTATTTTAGCAGTTTCAGAAACAGAATCAACACTACTCAAATCTATTGGGGATAGATCCGAGCATTGTGATCCATCCAGATCCTGATCACGCTCTTCCAAAGAAAATTCTTTGGGAATTACTGGTTTGGAAGTGTCATCCCGACACTCCTCTTTAATGATTCTCAAAGGAGAATCTAAATCAGCAGGGTACACTGAATATGGTAATGGCTGGAAAGATTTGCCATGTGCCACTAAGCGACCCTTTTGATTAATCCTATGTCCTGCCCAATACAGTGCGACTTCATGCCATTCAAACGGTTGTAGAGCAACATGAAATGCAGTATCATCCCGAATATTATTCGGAATTGTACCAAAATACGATACAACTGCACAGTCGACCATATAACCTCCTCGCCACATGACGATCTTGGAGAAGTGGTTAAACTCCTCCCAAGGTATAAGATCATAGGTATCCCAATTAAATCCGGTCTGACCTTCCTTGGCTAAAGCTTTACAAAGATATTTTGCTTTCCCCATAGGTAGTTTAGGATCAAATCTGGATTCACGTAGTTTTTGAATCTTTTCATTGAGCACTGCTTCTTCTCGTGCTCGCCGAAACTCTTCTGGATCTACATCAAGCACACCTGCTTGCATTTCCAAGTAATGGAACTCATAAGAGTCCAAATCACGGATTGATTGCTTATTACCATGGGCAACCAATTTTCCCTCAGGAATTTCCTTATTTTTCCTTGAACGTATAACGCTTTTAGCCAAGACCATACGGTCATTAATA